CTGGCCGCCCTCTACCTCGGCATCGACACGCAGCTGTGCGTGCAGGAGCCGCTGCGCCAGCGGGGTACCGCCGGCATCGTGGAGCTCTGCGCGCTCTACGGTGTCGACCGCTACCTGTCCGGCGAGGGCGGTCGGGCCTACCTCGACGAGACGCAGATGCAAGGCATCGAGGTGCTGTGGTCCATTCACTGTCCGGCTAGTAATGAGTCGCTGCTCACCGTTCTGTTCGACTACGACGACCCTTCCAAGATTGTGCGGGCTAGCAACGTGGGACACGATCACCGCCGCGGCCCGGGAAGCCGACCAACGCGGGCTATCGTTCGCCGAGGTGGTGGCGACCGCCCTCACCTCCCACCAGGAGCAGGAGAACCACGATGGCTGACACCCACGACGACCGGAAGTCCAGCGAGCGCCGGGAGCCCAAGAAGTCCATCCTGCTGGCTCAGGGAGACGACGACTACTTCACCCGGCCGCACAACGAGGCCACCCACGGCGAGGACCCTGCCGTCGCCCAGCAGCTCGGCGACGTGTGACTGACGCTCCGGACCCGGCGGAGCTGGAGGACCTGCTGCGGCGGTACTCCGGCTCCGTCGCATTCGACATCGGTGCGCACGTCGGCCACACGGCCGAGCTGCTGTCGGAAGCCTTTGAGCTCGTGGTCGCCTGCGAGCCGCACCCGGTCTCCTACGCCGCCCTGAGCAAGCGCGCCTACCCCCGCCGCGTCGAGACCCATCCGCTCGCCGTGGATGACACCGGCGGGTGGACCCCGGTCCAGTGCCGGGCGGTGAAGGACCTCGACGGGCAGTACACCAACGCGGCCGCCCCGTGGCCCGAATGGGGCGAGGTGCAGCGCCGCCTCCGGGTGAAGTCCACCACCGTCGACCAGCTCCGGGAGGTGCATGGTCCGCCGGACCTGCTCAAGATCGACGTCGAGGGAGGCGAGCTCCGGGTCGTCAACGGAGCGCAGTGGACCCTGCACCACGACAGGCCCGATCTCTACATCGAGGTGCACGGTGACAAGCTCGGCGCCGAGATCCGCCGGCTCCTCGAGCCGCTCTATCCGCCTCATCCAGTGTCGGAGCTGCGGGTCGTGCCGCACCCTCACTACGAGCCGGGCAGCTGGCACGCGGAGAACCACTACTGGCTGATCTCCGGTCCTGCCGCCGGTTGGTGATCCAGCCGGGAAGATAACCGTTCAGAGAGACGTGGAGGTTGGTTTCCTCATGGTCGTTGCGTGGTTGACCATCGGGTGGTGGACGGCGTGACCGCGCCCCCGTTCACCTACTTCGGCGGGAAGCAGACCCTCGCGCGGCGCATCGCCGCGCTGTTCCCGGCTCATGCCCACTATGTGGAGCCATTCGCTGGGTCTCTTGCGGTGCTGCTCGCTAAGCCACCGTCAGCGATGGAAACCGTGAACGATCTCGATTCAGATCTCATGGTGTTCTGGCGGGTGCTGCGTGACGATCCGGTGGGACTGGAGCGGGCCTGTGCGTTGACCCCGCATTCCCGTGGGGAGCACCAGGCTGCCTACGACAGGCCAGATGAGCTGTCGGACCTGGAGCGGGCCCGGCGAGTGTGGGTGTGTCTCACGCAAGGACGCGTGGGGCAGCTCAAACGCACCGGTTGGCGGCACTACCTAGACCCGGCTGGATCCTCGATCGGAATGCCGGGCTACCTCGCGGGCTACGTCGCGCGGATGGCCCCGACGTGTGAGCGTCTGGCGCGGGTGTCCCTGGAGTGCCGCCCGGCGCTGGAGCTCATCGAGGCATTCTCCCCGCATGGTGACGTCCTGCTGTACGTCGACCCGCCCTACCTCGGCTCAACCCGCCGCAGTAGCGGGTACGTGCACGAGATGCGCGCCGAGACAGAGCACCGGGAGCTCGCCGGCGCGCTGTCCACGGTCCGAGGCGCGGTGATCCTGTCCGGCTACCCGTCGGAGCTCTACGACGAGTTGTACGCCGGCTGGCACCGGGTGGAAATCGCGGCGAGCACCGGGCAGGGCTGCGCGTGGGACCACCGCACCGAGGTGCTGTGGTCCAACCGGCCGTTGGGTAACCAGCGCGACCTGTTCGACGGGACAGCTCCGTGAGCGCGCCGTACTACTCGGGCGACTCGGTGGAGATCCATCTCGGGGACTGCCGGGAGGTGCTGCCCGCGCTCGGCCGGACTTTCGACGCGGCCATCTGCGACCCGCCCTACGGGTCCACGTCGCTGGCCTGGGACCGGTGGCCGACCGGCTGGGTGCAGGCCGTCGGCCGGGTCACCGAGGCGATGTGGTGTTTCGGGTCACTGCGCATGTTCATAGCCCATGGGGGCGAGTTCGCCGGGGCGGATTGGTACCTGTCGCACGACGTCATCGGGCAGTTTGAGGTCGACACCGCCGTGTGGGAGAAGCACAACGGGTCAGGGTTCACCACTGACCGCATCCGATGCGTGCACGAGCTCGTATCGCATTGGTACCGGGGTGCGTGGGCGGATGTGCGCCATGAGGTGCCGGTCACGATGGACGCCACGAAGCGCCGTGTACGCCGGAAGGCCCGCCCTGCGCACACAGGGGACGTGGGGAATTCGAGCTACGTCAGCGAGGACGGCGGGCCCCGCCTACTCACGTCGGTGATCAGCGCGCGGTCCGAGCACGGCCGCGCGATGCACCCGACGCAGAAGCCGGTGGCCATCCTGACGCCGTTGATCGAGTTTGCGGTTCCGCCTGGCGGATGGATCCTCGACCCGATGGCCGGTTCATGCTCGACGGCTGTCGCGGCGCGCCTCACCGGTCGCCACGCGGTGTGCATCGAAGCCGACGAGGCGATGTGCGAGAAGGCGGCCCGCCGGCTTGATCAGGGCGTGCTGCCGATGGGTTAGGTGCCCGCGACCCCGGAAAGCCAGAAACCCAATCCGACCGAGGCCACTTGACCAATCTGACATCCTAGGTATAGTGGGGGGTGTTGGTGACCTTTAGGTCACCCCCGACTAGACGTGGAGATTGAAATGTCGGAAGTCCTGCCTCCTACGTCCGGGGACGCCATCCAGTGGGTCTCCCGTCTCATCAAGACGGCCATCCCGGCGGGTCGGTCCCGCGGCCCGACCTTTCGGGTCGGTGTCATCGGCGATCGCCAGCAGGTCGTCGTCCTCCTCGGCCCTCACCGTGTCGGTCTTGACATCGCCGGCATCGACCAGGCGATCGAGGCCCTGACCGCGGCGAAGACCATCCTGGAAGCCGATACCCCGAAAGGTGCCGATCATGAAGTACACCTGGGCTGAAGCGCCACACATCAACGCGAGGCTGATAGCCCCCGGCGGTCACCTCGACGGCCACGTCCTCCGCCGGCACGCCTTGGTGCTCGGAGACCCCGAGGTCGGCGCGTTGGTCGTGGAGGGCACCAGGCGCCAGCTCGGCCTGTTCGCCGACTCCTTGGATGCCATCCTGCTGCTGGATCCGCATGAATCCTTGGCCCTGGCGGTCGCCGAGCGGATCGCCGAGCGCACGAAGAACTCGTACGATCCGGAGATCGACGGTAGCAGCGACCTCATCAACGACGTGACCCGGGAAGTGTCCTTAGCGGTCTTGGCAGAGCTCAAGGGAGCCGGCTACCTCACCTCCCCATAGCCCCGGAGTCACCTAGCTACCCGGCTCCAGCGCAGCACCGGAGTCGCCCACGCCCGCCCGGTCTGACCCGTCCCCGGCTACCCTGCCCCTCACCAGCACAGAAACCGGCAGGAGAGCAGCGTGGCGACACCCCGACAGCCCGGGACGGGTCCGACCCAAGACGACGTCCCCACGAAACGCAGCCGACGGCGCCGCGGCGTGATCCGACGCTCAGAGCACCGAGACGAGTACGAGCGCCTGATCCGCGGTGGCTGGTCGTCGTACGCCCTCGAGCGGTACGCCGTCTACAGGTACGGAGAGGACATCCCGTCCCGCACCTGGCGCGACTACATCAAGGCCCTTGAAGGCTCTGACCTGGTAGAACGGTCCCGCCCCGAAGCCGAGAAGATGACCCTCGGAGACCACGACCCGGACAAGCTTGTCGACATCCTCGCCCTCCGATCCGAGATGGTCGCCCTCCAGCAGGAGCGCATCGTCATCGACGCCGGCCACGAACGGAACATGCGGAAGCTCTTCAGCACCACCAACCGGGAGATCCAGCTCCTGTCCCAGCTCATCGACGCGGTGAAGGGCGACATGCAGGACCTCGGGCTGTTCCCCAAGGCGGGCGAGATCCTGAACGTCCGGCACTCCAGGGGCCCTGACCCGGCGCGGGAGGCACCCCGCTACCCGACCTTGGCTGCGGCCCTTGGCGACGACCGGCCAGACGTGGAGGCTCAGGTCGCGCGGATGCTGCACGACGCCATGCCTGCGGACCTGACGCCCGGAAACGGCCAGGTCATCGAGGGTGAGGTCGGATGATGGAGCGCGACCCGATGGTGTCGTTCCGGATGCCCGCTGACCTGCTGGTAGTGGTGGACGAGCGGGCAGTGCAGGAGCTGATGTCCCGGTCTCAGTGGCTGCGCGAGCTCGTCGGCATCGTGGTGTCGGGCGGCGTGACGCTCGATGAGCTCCTGGAGCGGCAGCGCGCTGCTGAGCGGCCGGTGGTCCGGTCGGGGACTGGGTTGGGGGAGTCCAGGGTCGCGGTGCCCGGCCGCTGCCTGCACCCGGTGCACCTGGTGCGGGAGTACGCCACCTACCGGCAGTGCTCGTGCGGGCGGAAGTGGCAGCTGTGAGCGTGACGCGGTTCGCGTGACGCGGGTCGCGTCACCGGGCGACAGGACTGACCTGCCCGCATGGCGTAAGACACTCTGCTACTGTCTTACGTGTGGAACCTCGGAAGCCGCCCCGCAAGCCGCGCCGGATGTTCAACGTGCGGCTCTCGGAGGCCGGCTTCGCTGAGATTGATCGGATCGCGCAGCGGGATGGGCTGCCCGACCGGGGTGCAGCCACCCGCCGGCTGCTCGCCTACGCCTGCCGGCACATGCCGGCAGGGTGGAATGGGAAGGAGCTGAGCTGATGCCCGGGCAGCTAGACGCACAGATGCCGTGACCGCAAGCACCGTCGCTTGAGCCGAAGGAGATGACGTGGAGATCAAGGATCAGCCCGCCCCGGATGGTGGGTGGGGCAACGTGCAGGCCCTCGTCCGAGAGGACCTCGAGGTGGCCGCGTCGCTCGCTGGCATGACTTGGTCGTGGGGTGCGCGCGACGAGGAGCCCCTCCCCGGTGCTGCCATGGTGAACATCGCCGGCCTCACTGGGCAGCGGCTGGCCAACGCTGTCGGACCTGGTGATGCCCTATGAAGGTCCCTGGCTTCGCCTGGTGGCGGTGGCTGAAGACCCGCACGAATGCCCAGCGGGCGTGGCTGACGGTCATCGCCGTGTGGACCGTGCTGACCCTGATCTCCCCGAGCGAGCACATCGCCGGCCTGGTCGCCGCGGTCGCGCTGTTCATGGTGCTGCGGCTGAAGCTCCGAGTGGAACGGCTCGTCAAGTCCGTCGGCCGGCAGGAACCCGCCTGCCCGACCTGCGGCCACTCGCACTAATGACCCCAGGAGTAGAGGAGGTTGAGTAATGTCGGAAACGGACGACCGGGCAACGCAGTTGCTGGCTGCGGTCGATCGAGCGGCGGCCGTGGGGCAGCTTGCGGGGCGGCTCCGTGACGGACGTGGACTACCGATGTCTGAGGCGCACCTTTCCGCGCATCTCATCGTCGCCCACGGCTGGGGTGAGGATGCGACCGTCGCCCTCGCCGCCACCGACCGCATCGCCCGCCATGAGGCGCTCGCCCATGACGGCACGCACCACCACTGAGGCCATGACCGCCCTTCCTGATCAGCTGCTCCGTCTGCCTCCCGCTGAGGTGGAGGAGCTGGCGTGCCGCGCGCACCTCGGTGTGTGGACGGCCCGGCGACGGAAGCTGCCTATGGCCCCGTTCCACTGGGAATGGTGCGAGCTGGCCATGACGGAGCGTCGGCTGGCCATTGTGGCGCCGCGCGACCACTCAAAATCTGAGTCGTTTTCTGTGAACGCCACCACCTGGCGGTCGACCTATCAGATCGGTGTCTGGACGTACATTTTCATGCGGACCGGGGATCAAGCAAAGGAAATGATCACCCGGATCGAGTCGGCCATGCAGGAGACCTGCCCGCAGCTGGTGGACCCGCCGCGGCGTCGGACCTCGAACGACATCCTGTTCCAGAACGGCAGCAGGGTGACAGCGGCCGGTGCCGGGAAGGCCGTGCGTGGCGCGCACCCCGACTTCATCGTCGGTGACGACGTGCTCGAAGAGCGGAGCGCCACGACGGAGCTGGAGCGCAAGCGGGTGGACCGGTGGTGGAAGGGGACCGTCGCGAACATGGCGCACCCCGGCTCGGTGCGGGCGGTCCGGATGGACCAGCATTCCGAGCCCGTCCGGGTAGTCATGCCCCCGACCCGGGTGTTCCTGGTCGGCACCCCGTTCCATGAGCAGGACCTGTTGTTGGGAATGAGGTCGAATCCGCTCTACGCTTATAGGCGGTACGCGGCCGAGTTCCGACCCGAGGACTTGGTTCCCGGTACCTGGGCCGTGGAGGTGAGCTGATGACGAAGGAACTGGTGCTCCCCGGGCAGGGTGTCCTGGACCTCGACCGGGTCGAGACTGATGTCACCGTTACGTACCGGATCGTGCTGCCCTACCTGCCTCCGTCGAAGAACGCCATCGCCGGCTGGCCGCAGGTGTGGCAGGCCAGCGCCAAGAAGAAGTGGGCCCGGCACATCGCGCAGCGGTGCGAGGAGCTGCGCATCCCGCTGGGGTGCCAGCGGATCGGTCTGGCCGCCAGGCTGGTGTTCGCCACCCGGGTTCGGCGTGACCCTCAGAACTATGCGAATCAGCTCTGGCACTGGGTCCCGGATGCCCTGGTGAAGTGTGGGGTGCTGGTTGACGACGACTACGGCAGGATCTCGTGGGCCCCGAACCTGAGTGTGACGATGGTGGTGGATCCCCGGCGTGGGATACCGGCGAAGAAGAAGGAGCGCACCGTGCTGACCGTCGCTGTGGAGCGGGCAGTGCGGATACACCGGCGATGAGACTGGAGGAATGGTAAATGAGTAAGTACGGAAACCTGCCGAAGCACGAACTGGAGGACATCAAAAGGGCACTAGTGTCTGATGGCAACCACCCGAAGGAGCTCAAGGACGTCGAGAAGGCCGCGAAAGAGCAGGACAAGAAATCGTGACTTCCCTCACGAAGAAGAAGCGGACGATGGTGGCGATGGAGCGGGCGGTGCTGCGGTGAGCCTGCTGTTCCTCGTCTCTGGCTTCGGTGGCGGCGTGCTGCTCGCCGCGGTCGTCCTGGGGCAGCGCTTCCAGCGGCTGGCGTGGGGCTACGCCGCGCAGATCGGTGAGGAGCTGGCCCTCGCCGAGGAGACGCAGCTCTTGCTGTCCGACATCGAGCGCATCGCCCCCGAGCTCGCGGAGGGTGTCGAGCTGTCCCGGCTGAGTATTGATCGCTCCACGACGTCTCTGCGGCGGCAGAAGATGGCCCTCGAGTGCACGACGGCCTCAGTCCTGGTGTTCCGGTCGTGACGTCTCAGCTCGGTCGCCGGGTCATCCCGAAGGAGCGCCCGAAGCGGGTCCGCCACGGGGTGGCCGAGGTGAACACCCGGTCCGCCTTGTGGTCGACCCGGTGGCCCGCTATCGCGTTGCAGGTCTGCATCGACACGGTGGAGGCTGCACCCACCGAGGACCGGGCGCAGGTGAAGCGGGCCTTGCCGTGTAAGGACTGCCCGCAGAACACCCGCTGCCTGAACGCGAAGCGGAAGGAGATCGGCCCCCTGCTCTACGACCGGGAGATCCTGACCCGGGCCCGGTCGCAGGAGTCGACCTTGTTCCCCACCGAGCTGATGGACCCGATGCTCGACCCGCGGATGGAGATGCTGCCGCACTTCCTGAAGCCCGAAGGCATGGAGTCCCGGCTGATCGTCGTGTCCGCGTGGGACCTGGCCTGGTCCGAGAAGGTCGGCGGCGACTGGCTGGTGTGCTCGACCGGCGTGCTGGACCTCGCCACGCACAAGCGCCGGCTGGTCCACATGCAGCGGTGGCAGGGGCTGAGCTACACGAAGCAGTGCGCCCTGATCGAGTCGTACTGGCGTCGGTTCCACGCCGACGTGGTGGTGATCGAGTCGGACGCCGCTCAGGTGATCTACGCTCAGACGCTGCGGGATACGACGGAGGTGCCTGTCCTGCGGCACACCGCAGCCGACAAGACGTCCCTGCACGTCGGCGTGCCCTCCCTCCTGATCGGGTTCGACAATGAGCGCTGGGAGTTCCCGTACGCCGCGGAGGGCCTCGGGTTCGACACCATGCTCACCTTCTTGGCGGAGTTGGAGGCATTCGGCTGGACGAACGGGCGGCTCGAGGGAGTCGGTGAGCACGACGACACGGTGATGTCGTTCTGGCACCTGGATTGGGGGTTGACCATGATGTCCGGGCAGTACGGCAACGCCAGCGTGGGCTCGCAGCCCGGCCGGCACGGGTAGGAGGAGCTATGGCGATAGACGAAGCTGCGCCGGCACCACATCGAACAGGAGGCATCGTGAAGCAGGTTCCGAGTGTGGGCAGGATCGTCCACTACGTCAGCCACGGCACCCCGGTGCGCGAGGACGGCACGCAGGCGTACACCAGTCAATGCCTGGCGGCTGACGTCACTGAGGTCGACCCGAGCGGGTACCGGGTTGGCCTGATGGTCAAGAATCCGACCGGGCTGTTCTTTCAATCCCTCGACGATGGCGGGTCTGGCTACGACCCCGGCGTGGAAATGGACGACCGGGTTGGCTGGTCGTGCGACGGCCTGCACCGCCAGGGCGGCACCTGGCACTGGCCGGAGCGTGTCTGATGGCAACCGACCAGGACAAGCCCTGCGAGCACGAAACGTTCGCGGCTGTGGTGGAGGTGAACCGAATCGCCCCCGAAGGCGGCTCCCTGACGGGTTTGATGGCCGACGTGACGGTCTGGTGCTCCGACTGCAACGAGAAGTTCCGGTTCACCGGTTGCGAGCCCGGCCTATCGTTCGCCGCGCCCACGGTGTCGATCGACGGCACTCAGCTGCACGCCCCGCTGCGGCCGGCTTCCGCTGACCCGGACTTCGGGCTCGGTCTGCCCAGCTTCTCCGTTCACCTGGAGGGGTGACCCATGGATCCTGTCGCGGGCTCGTGTGCCCCTTTGGACCGACGGGCGTTAAACTTGTAGCTGGCCAGGTAGCAATTGACGAGAGGAGAATGACATGAATTGGAAGAAGAGTTCTCGATCGGAGCCGTACCCGGACAAGAGTCCGGACCAGTGTGTCGAGGTGTCGGTGGGCGACAGTGCCGTCGCCGTCCGGGATTCCAAGAATCCGGGCAATGGCCACCTGCTGTTCCCTCGGGACGCCTGGGATGAGTTCATCGCGGCCGTGAAGATCAGCTGAATCTGAGGAGATACAATGCGCAATATCGTTACAGTTCTGTGCCTGACTGCCTTCGCTGTGCTTGGCAGTGCCGGTCCTGCTGTCGCTCACCAGCACCTATTCAATCCCAGCGGTAACTGCCCTTCGGGGAACGCCAACGTTCCGCAGGGATTGGACAACCCGGCCGGGAACACTCCCGGGGGCCGGAACAACGCCGCTGGCAATGAGATGGGGAGTGAGCACTGCACCAACGGGTGACAATCAGGAGCGGCGAGGTGTATTCCTGAGATGTCGGGCTGGTATGTCGCAGTCTTCCTCGCGGGGCCCCGAGCTGGTGGCGTGGCTGACCGCCTAGTAAGCGGGCCCGTTGGGTTCACCTCCGACTGCGACTGCCTTGACGACGCCGCGCCTTATGAGCCCTGTGAGTGCTGCGGAACCCTCGTGGCCCGCTACGGGCTGGATCACTCCTGGGTCGAGGACGACATGAAACGTGGATGCCCTGTCGATAGTGCAGGTGTCGTGATCGGACACTGTCGCTCATGGACCACCCACACTCCGAAGCGGTGCCGATCTCTATCTGGGAGGATTTGACCTGTGGACCCTGTCACCCTGGCTCAGCCGGCGCGGATCGACGCCGCTGTGGACCCCCGAATGTCGCGTACCCGGGAGGAGTGGCTGTGGGCGGTCGAGCAGCAGCGCCGTGGCGGCGTCGAGAAGCGTCGCAGGTACTACACCGCTGACCAGTTCGATGAGGCGAACGATGCCTGTCTGGACCACCTCGCCAGCGACGCCGCTTCGGAGCGCGACATGGTGCGCGCCCGAGCGACCGAGCAGCTCCCAGAGCACTTGCGGCTGCACGAGTACTCGACTCAAATCCAGGAGGCGATCGACTACATAGCTGATCGCCTGACCTCGGACTGGGCGATTCAGGCGACCGACAAAGAGGCTCAGAAGGCGATCGAAGCGGCCCTCGATCACTCGCCGGTGCTCAGCGGCACGGTGGACGACAACGAGGTCACCTTCCTTCCCGTCGTGGTGGACGCCATGGTGGCCGGCGACACCCCGGTCCTGCTGCGCTGGGATCCACTGGAGGGCTGCTGCTGGCTGGACTGCTGGGAGTCTGAGGCGGTGCACCTGGAGTTCGATGAGCCCCGGATGCAGCGGGTGGTGCGCGCCGAGGTGCGAGAGCAGGCGTGGCGGCTCGTCGGCGGCGAGTCCCGCTCGGTGGAGCTCCGCAGGGAGTGGGTCGTGGAGAGCGTCTTCGACCTCGAAGGTATCCCGACTGGCCAGAGCGAGTGCGTCGAGAAGGTGTGGTGGCAGCCCCCGGATGGTGGTGAGGAGACGCTGCTCAACTCGATCCCATGGGGGGTGCCGGTCGTCCCGTGGGCGGTGATCCGGGCCAAGCGCATCGGCCTCCGCTCTGGCCGTGGTGCCAGCCTGATCAAGAAGCAGACGATGCGCGCCGCCGATCGGTTCAATGCCGTGGAGCAGGTGTCGTGGCTGATCGCCCGGTACAACTCGCACGGCAACCTGGTCGTGGTCGGTGACCAGGCGTCCCTACAGGCACGACAGGAGGGGAAGATCCATAAGGACGTTGCTGACGCCCTGCTGTTCCCGGGCGGCACCGCGGCGTTCACGATCTCTTTGCCCACCGACCCGCAGATGGTTGAGCACCAGCGGAACGTGCTGCTGGAGCAGATGTTCGGCGCCTTCGGCTTGCAGCGGTTGGATATGGCGCAGATCCAGTCCATCGGGCAGGTCAGCGGCTACGCGCTGGAGATCGTGAACCAGCGTTCGACCGGCACGTTTGGTCGTCTCCGGTCCCAGCTCGGCCGGGACGTGAAGGAGCTGCTCAACCTCCTACTCGACTGCCACGCCTGGTGGTCCAGTGCTCCCGAGCTGACCGGGGCGTTCGCCGCCCCCCTCGCCGAGGGGATCCTCGACGACTGGATGGGCCTGCCCCAGCGCACGTTCAGCGACCGGTCCATGCAGATCCGGATGGGCTCCGGGTATGTCGTCGACAAGGTGATGCTCAGGGACGACGTGATCGCCGGCCAGATCTCACTCGAGGAGCGGTGGCGGCAGGAGGGCCGATCCGAGAAGGAGATCGACCTACTGCGCGAGGAGCTGGCCGCCGAGAACGAGAAGAAGGCGCAGCGGCAGGTGGCCATGTTCGCTGCGGTCCCGGACTCCGGGAGGTACCAGCCTCAGTCCGGTGGCACCGTCGCGAAGAGCGGAGCCGAGTCGTGATCCGGGTACACCGCTCCGTCGCCGGCCGAGAGGTCCTGTCGTCCGTGGAGCGACTCATGGACGGGCTGCTCGACGAGGAGACCCACGCTGCGGCCCGGATCACGGAGGGGCTCACCGCGGTGGCTGAGCGGCTCGAGGCGCGACTGCGCACCCGCGCGGCCCGCGGCACGGTAGGGGTGGCAGCGAACGGCCTCAGTCTGCTGCCTACCTGGGCTGATCTCGAAGTGGTCATCGAGGCCCCGGTCGGTGACCTGCTCGCGAAGACCCGGCGGCGGACCCTGGAGACCGTCTCGCGGCAGCTGCGGGCGTGTGAGCAGACCGCCGCTGCCCAGTGGCCCGGGCTGGCCAAACGCGCCGGGCTTTCCGCTCAGGCGGTCGGCCCCGCGCTGGAGCGGGAGTGGCTGGAGCGGACCCTGGTCGGCGCGAAGGCCCATTGGCGGGTCGCACTCGGTGAGGCTGAGCACCAGCTCCGGACCTGGATGGCCCGGGGTGAGTCGGTCGATCAGCTCGTGGCCCGGTGGTGCTCGCCCGAGCCCACTCGGCTCCCCGGCTGCGGCCGCGGGTTCCTGTGGAGGTACCAGCCCGCGGTGGTCGAGCTCGCCCGCCGGGCTTCGGTGGCTGCGGTGTCCGGGCTGCTGATGGCCGGCTACGAGGGGTGGAACCGGGCGATCGATGCGGAGGAAGCATCGTGACCGACACCATGAGGCCGGTTCGTGACCTGCTGGTGATCGCGCTGTCTGCGGCGGTCCCATTGCACATTCATGAGCTGCAGAGTGTTGATGAGACCGAGATGGTACGTATCGCCCATACCTGTGTGGATGAGGTGGCCTCGCGCGGCGACAGCTTGATGTTCCGTTCCAGGAAGGGTGCCTCAGCGGAGGCGTTCAACGCACTTGCCCGTGGTCTCGCGATACTCGCGCACGCCCCGGGCGGGGTGGAGTTCCTCGGTCAGCACTGGGAGGTACCGGGCGGGATGGTGGACTCTGCCACCGCCGATGCGGTGGCATCTCAGGTCAGGCGTATCGAGACGTGCTCGCCCCGGGAGGACTTGCTTTGACCGCCGCAGGCCGACTTCGACGCCGCCCAAGGCGCGGGAGAGAAGTCAAGTTCCACGTGAAACAAGCCGATGGCGCGCCGTAGCCCACCGCGGTTGATGAAGCAGTACGTCACCGTGGTCGACCACCGGACCACGATCGTCTGCCTGAGTGCCGCCGGCCAGATCCAGCCCCTCGACCAGCCGTTCGACACCATGCTCGGCCCGTACCAGCAGCCCCCGGTGCACATCCACTGCCGCGCCACGATGGCTCCCTGGCTGCCCGGGTTCCTGTCCGGCATGCGCGTTGATGCGAACGCTGAGCTCCGGCGCCGACCAGCGAAACAACGCAGACGCGGCCCTGACGGCTCGACTGCCAACCTCCCGCCGCGATTGGAGCCGGCACCCGGATCGAGGCCCTCAGGTGAGGCCGCTGAGGTGCTGAGCGAGGCCGGCAGGGTCATGGCGTCCCTGCCGGCCGGATCCTGGCGTCGGCTCGCCCTGGAGGAGCTGGTCCGGATCCCCGGGCTCACCGAGGAAGAGCGTGCTCTGGTCGCCCGCAAGGTGCTCGACGCCCGGTCCTTCTCCCACCTGCCGGAGTGGATCCGATTGCTGCTCGCCGCCGTGACCGCCCTGCTGCGCGGCCTTTAGGAGATGGGCTTCCCAGGCCGGTGGACCCTGCCCCTGCTCGTGCTGCTCGTCTTCCTCGGCGCTGTCTTGTTCCTGGCCGAGCACTTCGCCAGAGGTGGCTGATGAGCCCGGAGGACCCGTCGATCCGTCGACCGAGGGTCCTCCGGGATGGTGGCGGCCGCCCGACCGTGGCCGTCGGTAGAGGCTACCGAGACTGCTCCTGCTGGTACGCCTTAGGCTCCCCTGCTGTAAGTGGTGAAACCCGACCGTGAGAGGAACTGCCCGATGGGTAAGCACACCCTGATCTCGCCGGCTCGCCGCCGGCTGTCCACCCTGGCCGTCCTGGTCCCTGGGACGCTCGCCCTGGCCGCCACGCCCGCCCTCGCGGGCACCTCGCCCAAGGCGCCGCCACCCCCGCCGTCGACCACGACTGTCGAGCAGAGCTGCGTGGACAACGTGATCTGCGTGGACGCCATCGACGAAGGAGTCGGCATCTCGATCGAGGACGTGCTGAGCGTCAGTGGCGCCGGCAGCTGATCGGCCGAGGAGGCAGGCATCGCTGGTTGACCTGATGGAAAGAGCGCCCGCCCGGTATTGCAACCGGGCGGGCGCTCTGTATGACCGGCCCTCACCCCGCAAGATCGGCTGCTTGCCGCTCGTGCTGGTGCCGACTCATACTTCCGTCATCAGCAGGACCGATTGCTCGAACGGGCATCTTCGGCGGGGACCGCGATAGGGACCGGCCGGCGTGAACGGATGAGCGGGACTGGAGCAGAGCGTGACGTTTCCCGCTGGGCAGCAGCCCAGTCAGCAGAACTCAGGTCAGCAGGGACAGCAGGGATCGGGCCAGCAGGCTTCGGGACCGGCGACCGGCGCTGGCAACGAGCAAGTACCGCAGCAAGGCCAGCAGCCACCCGTGCAGTCGGGTCAGCCGCCGGTACCTAGCCTGCTCGACACTGTCGCTCAGCAGGCCGCACAGCAGTTCCAGCAGGGCGCTGGTCAGCAGGGTCTCGGCCAGCAGCAGGGCCAGCCCTCCGTTCCTGGAGTGGATGACCTTGTTGCTCAGGCAGTCAGGCAACTCGAGGCGCAGTTCAACTCGATCGCCGACCGCCGAGTGAACGCCCTGCTGAACGAGATCCGTCAGCAGCAAGGTCAGGGTCAGCAAGGTCAGGGCCAGCAGGGTCAGCAGCAGACCGGGCAGCAGGGTCAGGGTGATTGGCGAGATCAGCAGGGCCGGTACGCCGCGGCCCCCGATCCGGCGGTCACCCGGGAGGCCCGGATGGCTTTCCGGGGCTACGTCGGCGATCGAATGCAGTTCGTGTCCTCCGTTGAGCGGGAGATGGTGATGGACTGGGGCGGCAGCCTTGTCCAGGCCCGGGTAACGCCCGGCTCGGACGCCGATGCCGTTGGTAGAGAAGTCGCTGCCACCGTCGCTCAGCGGGCGACGGAGCTCCGCCGGCACTACGAGGAGCAGGTCATGGCCGCTCTACGGGCCAGGGGTGTGGACGTCACCGGCGGTGGCCGTGGCGCCGGCTCGCCTCCCCAGGGCCTCGCTACCCCGCAGGACACCACCGAGCGGGCTAGGCAGGCGGCCAAGACCTTGGCCGAGGGCGTGAACGTCGAGCGCGGATGGGCTCAGCAGCAGCCCGCCACGCAGTGAGGAGCAGGACATGAGCCAGTTCGGTGGCGGGTTCGTCCCCGGCCTGCGGGTGGAGAGGGACGACCTCGATGCCTCGGCCGACTTCTTGGCCTCTGAGCACTACATCGTGAAGCGGGGCGGGGTGACCTTGGATGCGTCCTTGGTCCCTGCGGACGCGAACGGCGACCGGATCATTCGGGGCGGCACCGTGATCGGGAAGGTCACCACGACGGGTTTCTATGGGCCCTACAGCAACGCTCAGGTCGACGGACGAGGGACCGCCACGGGGGTCCTGTTCCCTGGTGACCTGAACCTCCGGCACGGCGCCACGATGCTCGCCGGCATGTTGATCCACGGCAGCGTCCTCGAGGCCCGGTGTACCGGGGTCGACGAGGCCGCGAAGACTGACCTGGCAGGAAGGGTGATCTTCCAGTGACTCTCTGGCAGATGGAAGCGTTCGCACCGCCGGTGTTCCTGGAGTTCGTCCGGAACCTGTTGCCGAACCCGGCATACATCGGTAACACCTTCGTTCCCAACCGGACGGTGAGCGACATCGAGTACAGCTACATTCGGGGCACGAACGACGTCCCGGTGATGGCGCACGTCATCAGCTGGGACTCTGAGGCTCCGATCGCTCGCCGGCCGGGGAGGGGCGAGCAGGTGTTCGGTGAGCTGCCGCCGATCAAGCGGAAGAGTCGGATCTCTGAAAAGGAGATCATCCGGTTCATGCAGCCGCGGGTCGGGAGCGCCGACCAGCAGGACGCGATCCGCACTGTGTACGCAGACACCGCCCGGCTGATCGACTCGATTCAGGCGCGGATCGAGTGGCTTCGACTGCAGTCGATCAGCGAGAACAGCGTGATCTACAACGAGGGCGATCAGAAGATCGAGTTTGACTACGGGATAGTCAACGCCCAGCAGATCAACCTGGTCACGCAGACCGACGGTGCCGGGGCTGCGCTCCCGGTCGGGAAGTTCGGGCCGGCGTGGACGAACTACGCGAACGCCACGCCAGTGTCGGACCTGATGAAGCTGTCCCGGGAGATGGAGCAGCGCAGCGGTGAGCGTCCGGCGCGGTTCGTCACCAGCCAGATGACGATCGAGCACCTCTTGCAGAATGACCAGATCAAGAACTTCCTGTACGACACGAATGCCCCGCGGCGTCCTTTGCAGCCCGGTGAGGTGCAGAGCTTGTTCAACCTCTACCGGCTCCCGCAGCTGATCCCGTACGACGTTCAGGTCGGATCGGAGAACGCTGACGGCACTTTCACGATGGTGCGCTGCATGCGGGAGAACGCCGGCGTGCTGCTGCCGTCTCTCCCGGTGGGCAACACCCTGTTCGGCCCGACTGCGGAGTCCCGGATCCTGCTGGGCACCCCGTACGCGCAGCTCGCCGCCGGAGTGTGGGCGTCGACCTACGCCAAGGACGAGCCCCCGTCGGAGTGGTCCAAGGCCGTCGCGGTGGCGTTCCCGACCCTGCCCAATGCCGACAAGATCGGTCAGATGACCTTGTGGGCGTGACAGCCACCCCTCGGCTGGGGTTGCGGTGCTGTGCTGGTACCGCTGGGATGGGCCGGACCTCGCTTGGGAGAGGTCCGGCCCATCCTCTTTCGGAGGTGACGTGGTGGTCAGGGTCGAGCTAAACGGACCGTCCCCGGTCGGGGTCGTCCTTGGTGGCCAGGTGCGGCAGCCCTGCGGCCCCCCGCCACCTGAGCCTGACCTGGACCCGGACTACGCCCCGGTGGTGACCGTTCGTCGACGGGTGTCCGGTGGCTATGACCTCGACGGCTCCCCGATGTTCACCTGGGACACCCTGGTGGCGGCGACGGCCATCAAGGCGACCACCCGCAAGGAGGTGTCCGACGCCACCGGTGCCACCCTGGAGGTAGGCACCCTGGAGGTGCCCTGCGACCCGGAGGTGCCCACTCCTACCGAGACCTGCACTGCATGGGTGGATGGCCGGCGGTGGGAGGTGACGTCGGTCCAGCGTCGCTCCTGGGGCCTCCGGCTGCAGGTGGAACGGCTCGACGACGCGGGAGACGACCATGGCTTCGCTGCGTAGCGACGGCACGCTCGACCGGTGGATCGAGGCCCTGGATGGCTCCAGCTGGTCCGACGATGCCCTCGAGGCGTGGCAGCAGGCCATCGACGTGATGTTCGACCGGACCCAGCAGCTGGTGCACATCGACACCGGGGAGCTGATCTC